TGTCAAATATCCTCTGGGGAATATCCGTATTCTTGAATCGTCTGCGCCTGTTCTGCCAAATCACGCTCGCATCGGGTATTTTGTCTGTCAGTTTGTAATCCAAAAACCATCTGTATGCGATGTTGACCTTGACTTCTTCAACCAATCGCCGCTCTGAGCGAATACCAAAAAGATATCCAATGAACAATATTTTAAATATTATGACAGGCTCTATGGCCGGACGCCCATTATCCAGACAGTAATATCCACGGCACATGTCATTGATGAAGCTGAAATCGATATGTTTTTTGATCTTTCGTAAAAGATGGTCTTGAGGAACCAGTGTGTCGATAATGACCAGTTCCATTTCGCCTTGATGGCTGTTTTGTTCTTCCAGCATAGCTTTCTCCGGTGTTTCTTTTATTTTACCATACTTTTAGATAACGAAAAAGGCTGCCAACTCTTTGTCAGCAGCCTGAACTCCCTTACATTGAGGGAGTTTAACAAACATCATTCACTTCCGACACCACTACAGGTGTATTAAGTGTAACATCTTTTAGAGATTTACTTCCAAGAATATCCCTTTAGGCCATTGCCGCCTTTGCCCCTTCTTTTTATATCATATCCTCTTTCTTTCAGCTCAATTGTAAGCGATCTTGACGCAATAGGTATAATCCCCATTTCAAATGCAAATTTCTTATACCTTTTATAAATTTCGGACATGGGAATCCACAAGCCTTCACCTCTCACAAAGAATTTCCTCATAAAATGAGAAATCGGGTCACATTTATACTCGAAGTCTTTTGTGGCCTTCTGTATTTTCTTTGGTAATCGCTCTTTAACACCTACACCCTTATATTTCTTCTGGATACGTAAAACCTCATTCAGTAGTCCTGATAACGCGCCGTCAGTCACAAGTTTTTTCGGCAATTGTGTATCCCTATCCGCTTCCTCAAAGTGAACATCAAAGGGTATAACGATAACCCGTTCTCCTCCAAAAAGCGTCGGGTCATCCACAACAGGGAGCCTATTCATGTGCATAAAGAAAACCGCATGATTAACGAAGTCCTCATAGTTACTATACAGTTTTCTTGCGCTGATAATATCCATGCCGGTTATAGCTTTTATCAGCGCAACATTTAGTGTAATTTTTTTAGCCGGCTCCGCTATGCTTACAAAGCGTGCTCCTTTCAATTTGGCGATGTCAGGCGATGGGGAGTCTCCATTACCTACTCTGGTCTTTGCTAACGATTCAGGCAACAGAGAGGTTCCATAGCGCCCAAAAAAAGCCGACAATCCACCAACAAATGTGCTTTTACCATTCCTCTGCCTAAGGCCAAGTAGCATAAACATACAATGATAGACGGGATTTCCCTGCATGGCATACAATATAGTTCGCAGAAGATAATCATACATCTCCTCGTCGTTGTCCATAATGCTCATCATAAAATCGCGCCATGTATTGTCCTTGACCTCAGCATCATATCTTGCGCCTGCTTCTTTGGTTATCAGGAAATTCTTATCGTCCGATATACACTCGCTTGACCCAAAGTCAAACACGCAATTTTTTAGTTTGAAGTACCTTGCTTGCTTATCAAATTCTGTGCTGTTAATCGTTATCCCCGGCTTACGCCTGACACTTTTTAGAATATTATTGACAGCCGCATTGGATTGGCGCTTATCTATCCAAGCCCTAAATCTTCGCCGCTGTCCTACATTCTCAATTTGGCTTATCAGCCACAGACACACCTCAGACAAAAATCGCTCCATATATCGTTCAACAAATTCTTCTTGATCTTGCAACCAGATACCTTTTTTCGGCTTGTAAACATAATAGTGTTTCTCGAGGATTACATGCCTGATTCCCTCACCGAAGATATCAACAAACAATTGTGCCATCCCAAACTCAGTAGGCTCATATTGAGTGATATCTGACATTTTAATTCTTTGATTAATACTTTTACTATCCATGTTGTCCTCCAAATTTTAAATTTGATGGCATCCCTCGTCCTCTCAAGCCTTACGAGAGATGCCCCGCGTCGTTCCAAATAGCAACCATTAAGATGCCATGTCGGCTTAACCTTGTAGCTCCTGTGCGCTCTGAAAAGGCAAGGCTAAAAAGGCAAAGCGCAAATTTAGCCCTTTTTTGCCTTGCTCTTCTTTACATGCGTGGATTCTTCTTTTTCCTGATTTTCTAAATATGCTACATACTCATCCTGATGCTCTTTCATGTATTGTTGAATATCCTTGTACAACAAAAACGCGTACGAACGAAAAAGTGCAGCCTCGCTTTGCGAGTCCATAAATGCTCAACCTGCTTCTGGCGTTAAATTCGATACTCTGATCAGGATGTTTAGGGTTTTCATAATGAAAACTATTTGCTCGGTATTGCCAGAACCTAGATATTTAATAAATTAAATGCGGGAATTTACCCCAAACAAAAATCGGCCTCATACCACCTTTCTTCTCTCCACGACCAAACGTAGTGAAATGTGGTCCTCTGACCGATATTTAAAAACTGTGTTTATTTAATTTATCATTCACAGTATAATTTATTTGATCTAAATTTGTCAATAGGGGGCCTCGAATTAAATGACCAACGTAGTAATATATGCCCGTTATAGTTCCCATAATCAGACTGAGCAGTCTATTGAAGGCCAACTTAAAAGCTGTTACGATTTTGCTAAACGTAATGATTATACCGTCATCCACGAATACATAGATCGCGCAATGAGTGGCACGAATGACAAAAGGCCAGAATTCTTAAAGATGATTGAGGATAGCGCAAAAAAACAATTTAAGTATGTCATTGTCTATCAGTTAGACCGCTTTGCCCGTAATCGATATGATAGCGCCACTAATAAAGCCAAACTCAAGAAAAACGACGTCCGTGTATTATCAGCGATGGAGAATATCACGGAGGATGCAAGCGGAATACTTATTGAGTCTGTATTGGAAGGAATGGCTGAGTATTATTCGGCTGAACTTGGGCAAAAAATCCGGCGTGGTATGGATATAAATGCTCAAAAATGCCTGTCTACTGGTGGCAATATCGCGCTTGGCTTTAAGGTTGATGAAAATAAGCGTTTCCAGATTGACGAGGAAATCGCGCCCATCGTCCAGCAGATTTTGAAATGTACGCCATGGGCGAGAACATGGCCACAATCACCCGCTATTTAAATAACGCACATATAAAAACTTCCCGGGGCAATGAATATGACAAAAACAGCATACGCCGAATTCTCACCAACAAACGATATATCGGAGTGTACACGTACGTGGGCGGCGATATACCTGACGGCGTTCCCCGCATCGTCTCTGATGAGTTATTCAACAAAGTGAAAGCCATGCTGGAGAAGAACAGGAAAGCGCCTGTAAGGCCCAAAGCAAAGGCAGAATACATCTTAACAACAAAGCTATTCTGTGGGCGCTGTGACAGTATGATGACCGGCATCACCGGCACCAGCCGGAGCGGTAAAAAGTATTACTATTACATCTGCGTGCAGGGACGAAAACGTCTGTGTGATAAAAAGACGGTGCAGAAAGATTATATCGAAGATTTGGTTGTCAGAGAAACAAAGAAGATACTGACTGACGGCAACTTAGATAAAATCGCCAAAGAGGTTGTGGCGTTCTGCCAAAAGGAAAGTAATTCTCCTACTATGCAGCGGTTGCAAAAACTGTTGAAAGAGAATGAGAAGGCCACAGAAAACTTGTTGAAAGCCTTGGAAAGAGGCCAGATTGATGACATCATCACAGACCGTATAATGCAAAAGAAAACGGAGCGCACCGAGCTTGAGAAGCAGCTTGCCGAAGAAACGATACAGTATCCCGTAGTGACTATATCCCAAGTGAAATTCTTCTTTGAGCGGTTCAAGAAAGGTGACGTCAATGACCTGAAATACCGCAAGGCGCTTGTGGATACGTGCGTCCGCAAAATAATACTCTATGATGACAAAATGACCATCCTGTACAACATACAAGATGGCCAATCATCGTTACCCTTAGAACTTGAGTGTTCTTCTAAGGATCAGTTGGAGCAAGTGCTATCACTTGATAAAAGTTCGTCCACCGATAACGCTTGGTGGACGAACTTTTATTAGGAGTGGACGAATTTCTCGCAGGGGTGGACGAAAATTTTATGTCTCAATCACTTTGCCGTTTTTGAAATGGAACGCCAGCCGTTCGTCGTCTATGACCACAACCTTATCTAAGGAAACGCTCCACAGCTTTTCATCGAATTCCTCTATTAAGCGCGGCTGGGACTTGATGTCCTGTATGAAGGACTTCAGCATAAGGGCCTTCCCGAGTCGCTCTGAACGAATGGCCTCTAGTGCATCGACACGCTCTTTGGCTGCCCGGTACCGCTCAAGATACGTGTTGTTACGTTTAGTAAACACTGTCTGGTTGATGGCAGAATTGGCATTCTCATATATGGCCTTCCGCGAAAGTTCGCTGACCACCTCCATCTCCCGGCGGCGTTCGGCGATTTCCTTTTCAATCTTGGTGCAATCACTGAGCGTGTCACAAGCAAGGTTACAGTCATCCAGAAGCTTCTTTCGTTTGCCAATCAGGATGTTGAATGCCGTGAGGAACCGTTCCTTCAAATCATCCTCATTCAGGTGTGGCGACCTGCAGACATCTTCACCCTTATACTTATCATTGCACTGCCAGATTGTCCGACGATATTTTGTGTTGCTGCCCCATACCTTGGGGCCGTAATACCCACCGCATTTGCCGCAGACGATCATCGAGGAAAACGGGCTGTTGCAGGTGCGCGGCCTGCCGAGGTTTTTTCGGCGCTCCATCTCCGCCTGTACCGAGTCGAATTCCTCCGGTACGATGATGGCAGGATGGCTGTTCTGAACGTAGTATTGCGGCACCTCACCTTGGTTTTCCTTCATCTTTTTTGTCAGGAAATCCACTGTGAACTTCTTCTGTAGAAGCGCATCGCCCTTGTATTTTTCGTTTGTGAGGATGGACTGCACGGTGCTGGATTGCCATGTCTTTTTACCCGATGGAGTCCGAATCCCCTGAATTCCTAAATACTTCGCAATCGCCGATGGGGTTTTCCCTTCGGTGAACTGTCGGAATATCATGCGGACGATTTCTGCTTCGGCTTCCACTATCTTTGGCAGCCCATCCTCGCCCTTTTCATAACCGAGGAACTGCTTATAAGGCATGCTGACCTTCCCGTCAGAGAAGCGCTTCCGCTGGCCCCAAGTCACGTTTTCCGATAGGGAGCGGCTTTCCTCTTGCGCCAGCGACGACATAATCGTTATGAGCAGTTCGCCCTTGCTGTCGAGGGTGTAGATATTCTCTTTCTCGAACCAGACCTCGACGCTTTTCTCCTTGAGCTTACGGACGGTGGTCAGACTGTCGACCGTGTTCCGGGCAAAGCGGGAGACGGACTTCGTAACGAGCAGGTCGAACTTTCCGGCAAGCCCGTCGGCGACCATTTGTTTGAAGCCCTCGCGCCGTTTTGTATTGACCGCTGTAATACCCTCGTCTGTATAAACGGTGACAAACTCCCAGTCAGTCCGTTGCTGTATGAACTTGGTGTAATAATCCACCTGGGCTTCGTAGCTGGTAAGCTGTTCCTCACTGTCGGTAGAAACACGGGCATATGCCGCCACGCGTCGTTTTGTCATGGAAGAGACATGCTGCCCCGAGACCTTCTGTATAGTTGCCGGTATAACCGTTATTGCTTTTCCTTTTGCCATGTGCTGTTCCTCCTCTCAATAGCGCGCCGCCGCGCCTCCTCACGCATTTCCAATGTCCAGCTTTCAGAGCGGGAGCGGTCACGCCATGTGCGTTCTTCCGTTCGACCGTCCGCAAAGACAAAAATCAGACGGTTGGCGCCCGGAACCCGTATCTCGGTAATCTGCTCTGAGAAGGCACCCTCGTCAAACTCCGATAAGCCCAGAACCTCGGTACTGACCGACAGCAGGACAGTTTCCGGTATCTGCTTGGCTTGGCACTCATTTTTTCCATGGTCGAGGTAGGTCATACACTGCCATTGGTGCTTGTAGTTGGTGATTTTCCTTTTATAGTGCTTCCCGCAGCATTCGCAGAGGATTTTTCCGGTGAAAGGGTATTTCGGATTCTTTTTCCCGCCAATTGCGTGATTGTAGGAGGCTCTCTCAGCACTGATCTGGCGAGCCTTTTCAAAAATCTCAACGCTGATAATTGCAGGATGTGTCTGCTCGGCGTAATATCTCGGAAGCTGACCTGTATTTGTTATCTGCCGTTTCGTAAGGTGGTCAACCACGAATGTCTTTTGGAGCAGGGCATTGCCCGTATATTTTTCGTTACGCAAAAGATGTGTAATGCTGGTGGGTTTCCACTTACCACCGAGGTGTTTTGGAACCCCCATAGCGTTCAGCTTCTTTGCTATCTTGTGGCCACCCATGCCGCCAATATAGTCCTCAAAAATCATACGCACGACGGCAGCTTGTTCCTCGTTGATGAAAATGCCGTCCTTGGTGATGTTATAGCCGTACATGTTGAAGAACCCGACGACCTCACCTTGCTCAAACCTTTTTCGGATGCGCCATTTGCAGTTTCCGAAACCGAGTAGCTTTCCTCCTGCGCGTAGGAAGCGAGGATGGTGAGCATGAGCTCGCCGTCGTTGCTCATCGAGTGGATGTTCTGCTCCTCGAAATATACATCGATGCCCAGCAGCTTCAGCTCTCGTACCGTTTCAAGCAGGTCAACCGTATTACGGGCGAAGCGGGATATGGACTTGGTAATGATAAGATCGATTTTGTTTTCCCTGCAGTCGGCAATGAGTCGCTTGAACTCCGGACGGTTATCTTTTGTGCCGGTCAGGGCTTCATCCGCGTATACACCGACATATTCCCAATCATTATGCTGTTGAATATATCCGCTGTAATAACTGACTTGAGCGGCAAGGGAATGGAGCATACCTTCTTTGTCGCTGGAAACCCTCGCGTATGCGGCAACGCGCTTCATGCTTGGCATAACAGGAAATGCAGGCTTTATTTCTGTTACGGTTCTCATTCGTCATCCCTCCTCTTCCCATCAGAGAAGCGTTGGGCGATGTAGCATTCGTGGGAGCAGAACTTACGCCCTGCGTTGCCGTAGCTTACAAAATCATTTCCGCACACCGGACATATAAAGTGGTAGATGGTCTTGCGGTTCACCAATTCCGGATGGGCATTCCACCATTTCGAGCGGCATTTATCCGAGCAGAACTTCCTCTGTCTACGCCTCTTAGTCTGTTCGATGGCTTTGAAGCAAAACCGGCAGTAAATACCCTCAAGCACCGTATTCGACCTGAAACCGGCGAGGCCGTGTCTTTGGCAGTAAGACTTGACCGTGTTTTCAGAAATGCTGAGAACCCTTGCGATTTCTCCATAGCCGCATCCGGCTTCCCTGAGTTTTTTGATTTGTTCATGTACTTTTTTCACTTGGCGCCACCTCCGT